GCAAAAATGGGACACAGTCCTAACGAAATGGAATCAGTTAAACAAGAGAAAAAAGATCTAATGAACGATAATCCAGTAGCTAGAGACGCTAGCGGAGGAAGACCAATGATATTGAAACACATGGGTGGATCAAAAATTGGTGGATCACCTTTAAAAAAGCATGATGGCAAAAAATTTGAAGATGAAGGATTTATGGATTCTCATTTTAAATCAGGAAAGCCAAGAAAATAACAGTAGGGAACTGTAAAACCCAAGTCAAACAATAACAACAACAAAAACAAACACAACAACAAAATGGCAAAATTTGTAAAATTTAAAATTAACAATGCTACCGCTCCTGGAGCTGGTGGTAATTGGGGTGGAAGAGACGTTTTAATAGGCGTTGATGACATTGAAAACGTATCTGATGTAGTATCAGGAGCAGGAGCTTACTCTGTAGTCGTTACATTAAAAAACTTTGTAGGATTAACTGCTGCCGCTGCTCAGGTTAGTGATGTAGGTCAAACAGCAGGAACAATAGGAGGAAGAATACTTACTTTAACTGTATCTACCTCTGTAAGCGCTGCTGTTAACCCAACTGCGGTTACTGTAGATGGTAACATGCCTTCTCAGTCTATTGTTAGAGCTATGACAGCTAACCCAGGTGGAATTGCTGCTTCTGCTCAACTAGGATTAGATGGTGGTGGAGTAAGAGCTACTGACGATCAAATGTTTTGGTCAGGCGCTGTATTCAGCTCTGTTGACGATCTATAAACTAACTTATGAAATCTAGAGGTTTAGGTGACGACATAGAGAAGTTTACAAAAGCTTCTGGTATCAAAAAATTAGTTGATAATGTATCAAAAGGTTTAAACATTCCCTGCGGCTGCTCAAGTCGTAGGGATGCTTTAAACAAAATGCTTCCATACAAAAATAGATAATATGGCTTTTAAATTAACAAACCCTCCTTACAAAACACATCAAACTCCAGTTTATCACGTTGATATGGAAGATGATGTAATGGGTAAAGCTAATAATAATGGAACAATAATTATAAATAAAAACGTTGATCCTAAGGATATACCTTCTGTTATTGCTCATGAGGAAGTTCATATAGATCAAATGAAACGTGGTGATTTAGATTACGACGATGAAAACGTTTATTGGAAAGGTAAGAAATATTCACGAGCTGCTATGGAAGAAGGTGCTAAAAACCTACCATGGGAAGCTGAAGCGTATAAAAACGCATAATGAATTTTTCAGAAAAAGGTTATCTAAGTGATAGTCCTGATGTAGATAAACATCAAAATATAATACAAGGTAATAAAATAACAATGAAAGGTGTTGAATTTAAAGTTCTAGGAACAGACGATAGAGGATATACTAAGATAATGTATCCAGGATATGACTACACGTTTCCAGGGGCTAAATACGTAATAGAAACAAAAATTTAAAATAAAAAAAATGAGTTCAGCATTTTATCAAAAGCATTCAGCAAAAAATCCAATAAAGCAATTACAACAAGCGTATGAAAATGCAGAAACTGGAGATCTTATAGACGAAAGTGTACATGAAAATACTACATACAAGTCTAATAACTTGAAAGATAAAATATCAGGGATGAAGTATAACGTTGAAAATATTAGTGAAATACAAGAAGATGACAAAGGTCAATTCATGACAACTCTAGATCAAGACGAGTCCTACGGTGGTCCAAGACCTACAAGTTCTACTGTTACAAATTACGATCAAGGCAAAGATCAACCTAGAGATACGTTAAGACCTTACGCTGGAAAGTATTTTAAAAAACCAAGAAAAAGCTAGTGAAAAAAATTTGGGAATGGTTAAGCGGTAACGTTATCAAAGATGTTGGTGAGGTTATTGACAATTTAACAACCACTGAAGAGGAAAAACTTCAAATCAAAAAAGACATACAAGTTATAGTTGAGAAAGCAGCTGCTACAGCTGAAGATCAAATAACAAAACGATGGGAAGCAGATATGACGTCTGACTCTTGGCTTAGTAAGAACACGCGCCCTATGGCACTTATTTTCTTATCGTTTATGGCTATAGCTTTTATATGGGTGGATAGTCATCATGAAATATCTTTCACTGTAGAACAAGAGTGGATAGAATTATTAAAGCAATTATTAACAACCGTATACGTAGCATACTTTGGCTCACGTGGTTTCGAAAAATATAAATCAATAAGTAATAAATAAAAAATGGGACAATACGCAAATCAACCTGACTTTATAACACATGACATAAAAGCTGTAACACCTATAGCTGTAGGCGCTTTAAAAGCTACAGATTCTTTAAATGGATCTGTATTATACATAGGAGGAAGTACAACGGGTCAAACCTTAGAAGTTATACCCGTAGGCGCTACTGGAAGTAATGGAAAAGGATTACCTGGTCAAGCTCAAGCTATCACATTTACAAATCCTCCTCAAGGAGAATGGTTTTCTGTAGTAGTTGATTATGTTTTATCAGGTAACACTAATGTCACTAACATTATAGCAGGTAAATAACTAATATATAGGTGACTATATAAATATATAATAACAATTAAATTAAATTAAATTATGGCAAAAGCTAAGAAAATTAAAGAAGAACAATTAAAATTAGTTACAGCTCAGCAATCTAAATTGAGTGAACTACTAAGAAATCTTGGGGTTTTAGATTCTCAAAAAATGAACATACACACAAGCATTAAAGAACTTAGTGCTGAAATAGATTCTACTAAAAAAGAACTAGAAGAAGAGTATGGTTCAGTTAATATAAATCTAGAAGACGGATCTTATACTGATATAGAAAAAGAAGATGCCGAGTAATATTAGAAAAATTAGTATTGGATCTGACTACAAAAATGATGCTATGCATTATTCAGTAGGTCAACAGGTTTATGGTGGTCATGAAATATCTCATATACTTTTTGAAGATTCAGACAATTCTTATAATATACATATAAAGAAAAGCAACGAAGTATTGCCGTGGAAGAAATTTAACTCTAACATGGCAATATCAGTTGAGTATGATTTAGAGTATTAATGAATAGTTTATATGACTTTATTGTAGAACCTGTAGGTGAAAAATACAGCAATACAATAAAAGTGGGTAACAAAGAATTAGTAGTTAACACTAAAATAGAAAACTGGAAATTCGTAAATAGAATAGCTAAGGTTATTAAGACACCTTTAGCATTTAAAACTTTAATAAAAAAAGGAGACCTAGTGGTTGTTCATCAAAATGTTTTCAGAACATTTTATGACATGAAAGGTGTTAAGAAAAAAAGTAGATCTTATTTTAAAGATAATTTATATTTTTGTGCTATAGATCAAGTTTATTTATATAAAAATAATAAAGGTTATCACTCGTTTGGTGATAGGTGTTTTATACAACCTATAAAAGATAATCAAGATCTAACACTAGATAAAGAGCGTAGTCTTATTGGTATACTGAAATATGGCAATAGCTCGTTAAACAAGCTAGAAATAACTCCTGGTGACCTAGTTGGTTATACACCAAATGGTGAATGGGAGTTTTTAGTTGATAACGAAAGACTTTATTGTATGAAATCAAATGATATTGTAATTAAGTATGAAAACCAAGGAGACGAAGAAAAATATAATCCAAGCTGGGCAAGTAGCAGTTGAAGAATTAATAAAGGTAGCTAAAGAACCTATTGTAGATTCAGATGATGATATATCTGCTGATCGTTTAAAAAATGCAGCAGCAACAAAAAAATTAGCAATATTTGATGCTTTTGAAATATTAAATAGAATACAAGAAGAGCAAGATATGTTAGATGAAAAACCAAAAGAAATAAAACAAAGTAATTTTAAAGGCTTTGCGGAGGGTAGATCTAAAAAATAATGTATCAACAAAGTCTATATAAAGTATTACCCAACCACATAAAACCTAAGATTCTTAAAAAGATGAATAGGTACAAAAAGTGGGAATACGGTTACAACGAGGATCATGATGTAGTTGTGATAAGTAAAACCGGTAAAATTGGAGAGGTTTATGAAATACAAAACCTAAAAATAGCTTTGCCTGAAAAAAAAGATATTCATACGTTTGATAATAACAAATGGAACAAAACTGAATATCCTAAGGTTCTAAGTAAGATAAAAACAACGTTTGACTGGAAGCAATATCCACAAGATTTTAAAGAAAAATGGTATGATTACATTGATAAAGAGTTTACCCGTAGGGAGGAAGGTTTTTGGTTTTATAACAAAAACGTTGCTACTTACCTTACTGGTACTCATTACATGTACTTGCAGTGGAGTAAAATTGACGTTGGGGCACCAGACTTTCGGGAATCAAATAGATTATTCTTCATTTTCTGGGAAGCTTGTAAGGCCGATATACGATCCTACGGACTGTGCTACCTTAAGAATCGTCGATCAGGCTTTTCCTTTATGGCATCAGGAGAGGTGGTCAACTTGGCTACAATATCCTCCGACTCTAGATATGGAGTATTATCTAAGACTGGACCTGATGCGAAGAAGATGTTTACAGACAAGGTGGTACCGATATCCGTTAATTATCCATTCTTTTTCAAGCCGACCCAGGACGGTATGGACAGGCCCAAGACCGAGCTTGCCTATCGTGTCCCAGCCACAAAATACACCCGTCGTAAGCTTACCTCGTCCACCACGGAAGAAATTGCCCAAGAAGAATTACAAGGCTTGGACACCACAATCGACTGGAAGAATACGGGTGACAACTCCTACGATGGTGAGAAACTCAAACTCCTCGTCCACGATGAGAGCGGTAAATGGGAAAGGCCGAACAACATCCTCAACAACTGGCGTGTTACGAAAACAACCTTAAGACTAGGTAGTAGAATTATAGGTAAGTGTATGATGGGATCAACATCAAACGCTTTAGATAAAGGTGGTAGAAACTTTAAGAAATTATATGACGACTCTGACGTTACAAAAAGAAACAGCAATGGACAGACTCGCTCAGGACTCTATTCTTTGTTCATACCTATGGAATGGAACTACGAAGGATACATTGATTCTTATGGCTTACCTGTATTCGACACACCAAAAAAACCTATTGAAGGACCACAAGGTGATAAAATAAAAATAGGTGTAATAGAGTATTGGAACAACGAGGTAGAAGGACTTAAAGACGATCAAGACGGTTTAAATGAATTTTATAGACAGTTTCCACGTACAACTAAGCACGCTTTTAGAGACGAATCAAAAGAGTCTTTATTTAATCTAACTAAAATATATCAACAAATAGATTTTAATGAAGATTTAAAAAACTCTATAAATGTAACAAAAGGTAGTTTTCAATGGGAAAACGGAGACAAAGACACTAGAGTTATATTTGTGCCAAACAAAAACGGTAGATTTTTTATAAGTTGGGTACCTCCTGTTAGTTTACAAAACAAAAGGTTTTTAAAAAATGGAGTTAATTATCCAGGTAACGAACACTGTGGTGCTTTTGGTTGTGATCCATATGATATATCAGGGACAGTAGATAAAAGAGGTTCTAATGGATCTTTACACGGTTTAACTAAGTTTAGCATGGAAGAGGTTCCAGCAAATCATTTTTTCTTAGAATACATAGCTAGACCACAAACTGCTGAGATATTTTTTGAAGATGTATTAATGGCTTGCGTGTTTTACGGCATGCCAATATTAGCTGAAAACAATAAGCCAAGATTACTTTATTATTTTAAACGTAGAGGTTATAGAGGTTTTGCTATGAATAGACCAGATAAAAAAAGAAACAAACTATCTGTAACAGAAAGAGAAATAGGTGGTATACCTAACTCAAGCGAAGATATTAAACAAGCACACGCTTCTGCTATAGAAACTTACATAGAGCATTTTGTTGGATTAAAGGAAACTGGATATGGTGATATGTATTTTCAACGAACCTTAGAAGATTGGTCTAAATTTAATATAAACAACAGAACGTCTCATGATGCTTCTATTAGTTCTGGCTTAGCTTTAATGGCTTGTAACAAACATAGGTATTCACCGACAAATAGAAAAGAATTAAAACCAGTTGATTTAGGTATTAAAAAATACGACAACAAAGGAGCTATATCAAAAATTTTAAATTAATGAATATATATACTAACACGAGAACTTCATTTCCTAGCCAAGTGGTTAGCGACGCAGAAAAAGCCAGTATTGAGTATGGTAAACAAGTCGCACAAGCAATAGAAGGCGAATGGTTTTCTCAAGGTAGAACAACTGGAAATAGATATTTAACAGCTTGGAATAATTTTCATAATCTAAGATTATACGCTAGAGGAGAGCAGTCTATACAAAAATATAAAGATGAATTGTCTATTAATGGTGATTTGTCTTATCTTAATTTAGACTGGCAACCAGTACCTATATTATCAAAATTTGTTGATATAGTTGTAAATGGAATATCTGCTAGAACATACGATATAAAAGCTTACGCTCAAGATCCTGACTCTATAAAGAAAAGAACAGCTTATGCTTCTAAGATATATGAAGACATGCTGGCTAAAGATTATCTAGATGGATTAAAAGAAACATTAGGTATAGATTTGTATCAAGTTCCTAATCCAGATCAACTACCAGAAAGTGAAGAAGAGTTAGAATTACATATGCAGCTTAGTTATAAGCAGTCTATAGAAATAGCAGAAGAAGAAGCTATATCTTCTGTAATGGCTCAAAATAAATATGATTTAATAAAACGTAGATTAAACATGGACTTAACAGTTTGTGGTATTTCTGCAGCTAAAACAAATTTTAACTTAGCTAATGGAATAACTATAGACTATGTTGATCCTGCTTACATGGTTTATTCATATACTGAAGATCCTAATTTTGAAGACATATACTACGTTGGCGAAATAAAAGCTATAACAATACCGGAACTTAAAAAAGAGTTTCCAGACTTATCTAATAAAGAGTTAGAACGTATACAAAATATGCCAGGTAATAGATCTTATATAACCGGATGGGGAGATTATGATGATAATACGGTTCAAGTTCTTTATTTTGATTATAAGACTTACCATAATCAAGTTTTTAAAATCAAACAAACAGATCAAGGCTTAATAAAAGCTATTGAAAAAGATGATAGTTTTAATCCACCTGAAAACGAAAGCTTTGAAAGAGTATCAAGATCAATCGAAGTTTTATACAGCGGAGCTAAAGTGCTAGGTACTGATACTATGTTAAAGTGGGAATTAGCTGAGAACATGTCAAGACCTTATGCTGATACTACTAAAGTAAAAATGAACTACTCTATATGTGCGCCTAGAATATACAAAGGTAGAATAGAATCACTAGTTAGCAAGTGTATAGGTTTTGCAGATATGATTCAATTAACTCATTTAAAGTTACAGCAGGTTATGTCTAGAATAGTGCCTGATGGTGTTTACTTAGATATGGATGGTTTAGCTGAAGTTGATTTAGGTAACGGCACAAACTATAATCCAGCAGAAGCATTAAATATGTATTTCCAAACTGGTAGTATTGTTGGTAGATCACTCACGCAAGACGGTGATATGAATCCTGGAAAAGTACCAATTCAAGAACTAAACTCTAGTTCTGGTCAAGGCAAAATACAAAGCTTAATACAGACGTATCAATATTATTTACAGATGATACGCGACGTAACCGGACTTAATGAAGCTAGAGATGGTAGTACTCCAGACAAAAGCACTTTAGTAGGATTACAAAAAATGGCCGCTAACGCGTCCAATGTAGCTACTAGACATATAAAGCAAGCTGGTTCTTATTTAACGCTTAGAATTGCAGAGAACATAGCGCTGAAAGTGGCAGATGCTTTAGAGTTTCCACTAACAGCTGAATCACTAGTTAACTCTATAAGTGACTATAATGTAAACACTTTAAAAGAAGTTGTTAATTTAAATCTTCATGATTTTGGAATATTCTTAGAGTTAGAACCAGACGAAGAAGAAAAACAACAGTTAGAACAAAACATACAAGTTGCTTTACAACAAGGTGGTATTGACTTAGAAGACGCTATTGATTTAAGGCAAATAAAAAATCTTAAATTAGCCAACCAGCTTCTAAAAGTAAAACGTAAACAAAAAGCTGTTAAAGAACAAGAGAACGCTCAAGCTAATATAGTAGCTCAAAGTGAAGCTCAAGCTGCTGCTAATGAAAAAATAGCAATGAACGAGGTTCAAAAGCAAGAAGCTATTAGTGGTTCTAAGGTTCAATACGAGCAGTCAAGAACTCAAATGGAAATTCAAAAAATGCAAACTCAAGCTCAGCTTGATATGCAGAAGATGCAAATGCAGCATCAATTTGACGTTGAATTAGCTAAGATGCAACTTCAACAACAACAAGAAAAACAAAAACAGCAAGAAGAAGCTAAAGACAAGCGTATACAAATGGAAGGTACGCAACAAAGTAAAATGATAGAACAAAGAAAAAACAATGGACTACCTATAGACTTTGAAAGCCAAGGTGCATCAAGTGAGCCATCTGTGGCGCAGAGTGAGCAACAAGCTTAAATTTATTAATTATTTAATTATATTATATTATGTCAGAAATCAAAACAAATGAACCTGTTAAGCAGGAAGGTGAATTCAAAATAAAAAAGAAAACGCCTAAAAACCTAGTAGAAAAAGATCAAATTAAACCTATAAAAGTAGATCTAAATAAAGATCCAAACGTTAATATAGAAAAGCCAATAAAGGTAGAAATAAAAAAAGAAGACGATGCCATTCAAATCGGAGAAACAAAGAAGGTATCTGTGGAAGAACCATCCGGAGATAGCGCAAAGGTGGGAGAACCTGTACAAGAGTCCGACGAGACTACTGAAGGGTTTTCTCCGATCAAAGAAGTAACTGATGAAGTTAAAGAAATTGAACAAGAAGTAAAAGAAGCTGTAAGAGATGAAAAGGTAATAGGTAAACCTTTACCAGAAAACATTGAAAAGCTAGTTTCTTTTATGGAAGACACTGGTGGAACTATAGAAGATTACACTAGATTAAACGCTGATTACACAAGCGTAGATGACAATACTTTATTAAAAGAGTATTATAAAAAATCTAAACCACATTTAGATTTAGAAGAAATTAATTTCATAATGGAAGAAAACTTTGATTATGATATAGATATTGACGAAGAGCGAGAAGTCAAAAAAAAGAAACTCGCTAAAAAAGAAGAGGTTGCAAAAGCTAAAAACTTTTTAGAGGAAACGAAAAAGAAATATTACGACGAAATCAAGTTGAGACCCGGCGTAACTCAGGACCAACAAAAAGCTATGGATTTTTTCAACCGATATAATAAGGAGCAAGAAATAGCTACACAACAACACGATTTATTTAAACAAAAAACTAAAAATTTATTTAATGACGATTTCGAAGGTTTCGATATTAAAGTTGGAGATAAAAGATATAAGTATAATGTCGTTAATCGTGATAAAGTAGCCGAAAGCCAATCTAACATAACAAACCTTGTCGGGAAGTTCCTAGACAGCGAAGGTAATGTGGAAGATGCTAAAGGTTATCATAAAGCTATTTATGCTGCTGAAAACGTAGATAAGATTGCCGCTCATTTTTATGAGCAAGGAAAAGCAGATGCTGTAAAGGAAGTTGTAAACAAATCAAAAAATCTAAGTGATACTGAAGGTAGAAAATCACAAGGAGATGTATTTGTTGGCGGAATGAAAGTAAAAGCTATTTCTGGTGCAGACTCTACAAAACTTAAAATTAAAACAAAAAGGTTTAACTAATTAAAATTAACAAATTATGAGTTTATCTCCACAATTTGGTAGTATTGTACCTTCGCAAATCCAACAAACTTTAGCTAACAATTATTTAGCTTTTGATGGTGGTGCTAATGATTTTGCGCAACAATATTTACCAGAAATTTACGAACAAGAAGTAGAGCGTTATGGAAACAGAACGTTATCTGGCTTCTTAAGAATGGTTGGCGCTGAAATGCCAATGACATCTGATCAAATAATTTGGTCTGAACAAAATAGATTACATGTATCATACGACGGATGTGCGCAAGCAAACGTTGGTGGTTTAAACAACGGTAGTAAAATAACAATCGGCGGTGGCGCTACAGCGTTTAACGTTATGAGTGTAAATGACACAATTGTAGTTCTTGATCCAGCTACTGGATTAGAAGCAAAGTGTATTGTTATGGTTAGTACTGCTGGTGCTGGTGGTGCTGGAAACGTAGATGTACAATGTTTAAATCCTGCTACTAGTTTAACCACTCAAGGTTTCTCTGCAACTGGATTAAAGATATTTGTATACGGTTCTGCTTATACTAAAGGAACAAGCTTAGGTGCTGGAGCTGCTGGAACTAATTCAGCTGCAAGAACTTCTATTACTCCTTCTTTCACACAATTTTCTAACTCACCTCTTATTTTGAGAGATCAATTCCAAATAAATGGATCTGATATGGCTCAAATTGGATGGGTTGAAGTTGCAACTGAAGATGGTGCTTCTGGTTTTTTATGGTACTTAAAAGCTGAGTCTGAAACAAGACTACGTTTTGAAGATTACCTAGAAATGGCTATGGTAGAAAGTGAGTTAAATGCTCATGCTGCAGGAAATGTTGCATATCAAGCTGGACGGTTACCAGGATCTGAAGGTTTATTTGCTGCTATCAGAAACAGAGGAAATGTAGAAGTAGGATTTACTGCTGCTGCTGGATTAGATGAATTTGATGCAATTCTTAAAAACTTAGATACTCAAGGTGCTATTGAAGAAAACATGCTTTTCTTACAGAGACAAACTGCTCTTGATTTTGATGATATGCTAGCAAGCATTTCTGGCGGATTCGCTGGAGGAACTGCTTTTGGTTTATTTGAAAACTCAGAAGAAATGGCTCTTAACCTTGGATTCTCAGGATTTAGAAGAGGTTCTTATGACTTTTACAAAACTGATTGGAAATACTTAAATGACGCTTCTACTCGTGGAGGTATTGTTGGTGTTAATTCAATTGAAGGTGTATTAGTACCTGCTGGAACTTCTACAGTTTATGATCAAGTACTTGGTACAAACATCAGACGACCATTTTTACACGTGCGTTATAGAGCTTCACAAGCTGATGACAGACGTATGAAATCTTGGTTAACTGGTTCTGCTGGTGGTGCTTTCACTTCAGATTTAGATGCGATGCAAATCAACTTCTTATCTGAAAGATGTTTAGTAACTCAAGCTGCTAATAACTTTGTATTATTCCAAGGATTGTAAAATCCATTAATGTAATTCTTACCCTCGTTAAATTAACGGGGGTAATTATTACTTTTATAACTATTTAATTATATTATATTATGTCAAAAATAAAAGAAAACCCAGTTAAAGAAACCTGGGAAATCAAAGATAGAGTTTACTATCTAAAACAAAATAAAAGTCCATTAACATTAACAATACCAGGAAAGCATACAAGAAAACATGCTTTATTGTATTTTGATGAAACAACTGGACAACAAAGAGAATTAAGATACGCTACAAATCAAGGATCTCCTTTTGTAGACGAACAAAAAGGTGAAGCTACAATGGGTCACATAATGTTTAGAGATGGCACGTTAACTGTTAATAAAAACGATGTTGCATTGCAAAAGTTACTTTCTTTATATCACCCTTTAAGGAATAAATTATATGAAGAGTTTAGCGCTGTCACTGAAGCTGAAGATGATTTAGATGTTATAAATTTAGAAATAGATGCTATGACGGCTGCTAGATCTATAGACATTGATCAAGCAGAGGCGATATTAAGAGTTGAAAAAGGATCAGTTGTAAACACGATGAGCTCTAAAGAATTAAAAAGAGACTTATTATTATTTGCTAAAAACAATCCTAAAATGTTTATATCGTTAGCTAAAGATGATAATGTTCAACTTAGAAACTTTGCAATAAAAGCTCAAGAAGCTGGAATTATAAAACTATCTCAAGATCAAAGAACATTTACATGGGGATCAAATGATAGAAAATTAATGAACGTACCTTTTGATGAAAATCCATATTCAGCATTTGCTGCTTTCTTAAAAACAGATGAAGGTGTTGAAATCTATAAATCTATAGATAAAAAACTAAAATAACAAGTGATACTATATATAGGCGGATTCGTCCGCCTTTTTAGTATATAAAAAATTAATAATGGTAAACGTAAATACAGTATATACAACAGTCTTGTCTATTTTGAACAAAGAACAAAGAGGTTATGTTACGCCAGATGAGTTTAATAGGTTAGCTGCTCAGGTTCAATTAGAAATATTTGAATCTTACTTTCCTGACGGAACACAATTAAACCGTCAAAATCAAAACAATACACAAAACGATACAGAGTTTTTCAATATATTTAAAAACCAAGAAGAAAAACTTTATGAATTTCAAAAAGAAATTAACTTTTCTTTAAATGCTCAAACACTATTGTGGTATCAAACCGCGGCAGTTAATTCAACAGATTATGTTGCTTCTATATATTGGATGGGTGACATATTATCAACATATAATTCTTCTTTAGTAGGAAACACTGACCCTAGACCTTCTTCTTCAGGCGGTCAATTTGTTACTCAATTAGTAAGCAAGAGAGATTATAATAAAATTACAAGATCTAGACTTACTGCTCCTACGTATCAATTTCCTATAGCATTTGCTAACACATCAACAGTTGCAAATTTTGACAATGTTGGTTTAACAATATTGCCAACTCCAAACGCGGTTAATGTAAACTGCGTTGTTATGCCTAGAGTTCCTTCTTGGAGCTTTAACGTTGGACAAGCTGGTCAATATATTTTTAATCCAGGTAGCGCCGTAAATTTTCAGCTTCACATTTCTGAACAAACTAATATTATAATAGGAATATTGAAATATGCAGGTGTTATTATAAACGACCCTACGATAATAGATGTAGCTGCTCAAGAAGCGGCTCAAGTACAAGCTAACGAAAAATCTTAAATAAATGAGTTTAGTAACAGAAACAAATCAACAATACTACCAAGGCGCGCAGGGCTTTAGAGGTACCACACTAGCTGATGGCAGTTTACAAAGTACTTTTATAACTACTTTTGATACAGATTTAGTTTTTGGAGGCACAGACTCTAGTGGTGTAGAATCTTGGAATCCAGCTAGTATCAACTATGCTTTAAATAATTTTAAGATATACACGAGCACCGACGCTGTTCCAGGAAATTGGCAAGAATACATATTAGCTTATAGTGTTGTAGGTAATTCTATAACTTTTACAAATCCTCCAGCTGCAAATTTATATATAGTTGTTCAATTAAAAAGACTAGATGGTGGTCAATACGCTAGCACTATAGCGGAAGAAGCATTGGGTGATGCAGTTGAAGAAAACTATGGGACTTATCAATATGTTAAATTATCTGATATTATAGACAATTACATGGTTGGTTACGTTGGTGATGGTAAAATAATACAACAAGCTAAAAAATCAGATGTATTGTTTTTTGCAAAAAGATCTTTGCAAGAATTTAGTTATGATACTTTAAAGAGTATTAAATCTCAAGAATTAACAATACCTGAAAGCTTACAATTGATAATGCCTCAAGACTATGTTAATTATGTATCTTTGTCTTGGATAGACAACTTAGGCGTGAAAAGACCTATATATCCAAATAATAATTTAACGACTAATCCTTATTCTAAATTACTACAAGACAATAAAGGAATACCTACGCAAGATAATTTTGGGGAAGACTTAGAAGGAACTTCATTAACAGTAGAAAGATGGAGAGATGCAAATGACAAACTAATAAACAATCAAGCTTATAATCAATTTTGGGACGATGCAGCTTACGGTTTGTATGCTGATGGTTTTTATGGATCTGGTCCTTGGAATTGGGGTAGACTATATGGTCTTGACCCACAAAAATCACAAGTAAACGGTTGGTTTGGAATAAATGAAAGAGATGGTATGTTTACTTTTTCTAGCAACTTAGTAGACAGACTTATAGTTTTAGAATACATATCTGATGGCTTAGCTTATGATCTAGATACTAGAGTTCCAAAGCTTGCTGAAGAGGCGATGTACATGAGTATATCATATAATTTACTAGCTAATAGAGCCAATACATCAGAAGGCATAATAGCTAGATTTAAGAAAGATAGAAGAGCAGCTCTTCGAAACGCTAAGATAAGATTATCTAATATTAAACTTGAAGAAATAGTACAAGTTATGAGAGGTAAATCTAAATGGTTAAAACACTAAAATTTAATGGCTAAAGTTCAAAATACTTTTTTAAAGTCCAAGATGAATAAAGACTTGGACGCTCGTATATTACCAGAAGGTGAGTACAGAGATGCTAGAAACGCACAAATAAGTAAGTCTGAAAGTTCTCAAGTTGGAAACTTAGAAAACACTTTAGGTAATCATTCTATACAAAATTATCAAACGTTAACTCAAAGCACAAACATAAAATGTATAGGACATTTTTCAGATGAAATAAACTCTACAGTTTATTTGTTTTTTACTGATTATATTGATTCTTTTCCAAACAGATTTATATATAATCCTCAAGCTAAAAACTTTATAATATCTACAAATGTTTTAACTAATCAGTCTAATATATTAGTTCAAGGTGCTTTTTTAAATTTTTCTCAAACAAATATTATAACTGGAGTTAATATACTAGAAGATCTATTATTTTTTACTGATGATAGAAATCAACCTAGAGTAATAAATACTTTATTAGCAAACCCAGATCCTACTAATATATTTCCTACTTATTATTCAACTGAAGATCAAATATCAGTAGCTAAATATAACCCATATAGTTGCATGGAAATGTTTCAAAAAAGCACTTTAGATCCAGGCTCTTATGAAACTACTATGAAAGATGTTAGTAGTAAATTTTTACCTAACGGAGGCCAAGCTACAACTACTAGTAATCAAACAGGCGCTACTATAAATGTAGCTCTTAATATAATAGGTCAAGTTAATACAGCAACGTCTCCTTGGGGATCTGCAAATGTTTCATTGTTTGATTCATTTGATAACACCTTAATACCTACTGGAGCAACAGTAAACAGCATCACTTTAGATACAAGCACATCACCAAACAGTTATAACATTGCATTAGACACTAGTATAACAACTACTTCAACAAGAAACACATTGGTGTTTGAACCAAATCCGTATTTTAACGGAGCTTTTGGTGGAGATGCAGATTACTTAGAAAGTATATTTCCAAGGTTTAGCTATAGATTTAAATTTACGGACAATACATATTCTATATTTGCACCTTTTACTCAAATAGCATTCATACCTAAGCAAGATGGTTATTTTATGTTTGCTGAAAATCCTGATCAAGAAAAAGACGATCAAAACGAAGCTTATAGAAGTACAATAGTTTATTTTGTAGAAAACAAAGTAAACAATATTGGTTTAAGAATACCATTACCTTTTAATAACTATACTTTATCAAATGCTTTAAAAATAGAAGAGATAGATATACTGTATAAAGAATCTGATGGCATTGCTGTTAGAGTTGTAGAAACTGTACCAATAGGCAGAGTTCAAAGTCAATCAGGTGTTTGTTTAACTAATGGTGCTCAAACACCAGGAGCTTCGGGTAATAATATAGCAATAGATAGTCTTCAAGGCGGCATAACAATAGGTGATCCAATAACAGGTCCAGGTATTAATGATGGAACTACAATTTTAAGTTTTACACCTACAGACCCTAGTAACGCTGTGTCTGGAAACATAACTGTAAGCTCAACTGTTCCTCAATTAGATGACAATGTTTTATTAACAATAGGTAGTCCAAACTTTTTTGTTTATGATTACACATCTACAAAACCTACAAAAACTTTACCTGAATCTAATTTAGTTAGAGTTTTTGATAAAATACCAGTAAGAGCTAAGGCTCAAGAAGTCACTGGTAATAGAGTTATATATGGTAATTTTTTAAATAAAATTGATCCACCTGCTTTTTTAAACTATAATGTAGCTTCTACTGTTAAACCCGAGTTTGCAATAAACGAAATAACAGCGGCTTACGCTGGAGCAGCGGCAACGTATACAGCTTTTGTAGATACTATAGCTATAAATGTATCAAAATCAGACTCACCATGGTACGTTGGGTATACTATAACTTCTAATACATACGGAGTTATAATTCCTCCAGGCACGCAAATAGCTAGCACAGATAGTAATACTACAGGTGCAGCTAATATAACTTTAACTGAAACAGTTACTTTTCCAGCAGGCACACCTATAAACGTTGTTTTAATAATGGAACCTGGAGCTGATACAGAAAACTCAGAATCTATTATAGAATACCCAAATCACTCTGTTAAAACAAATAGAAATTATCAAATTGGTTTTGTATTATCAGATAGATACGGAAGACAATCAAGCGTTATACTGTCTAATAATGAAACTAAAATAAAAGTTGCTGGAGTAGAATACTCAGGCTCTACTTTATTTTCTCCATATATAGATGAAAGTGTAAATACAACTTCTTGGCCAGGTAATTCTTTAAAAGTTTTAATGAATGAACCTATTAATGAAAATTTATATAATGGAGATGTAACAAGTGCGGATTATAATCCTTTAGGTTGGTATTCATATAAAATAGTTGTAAAGCAAACAGAACAGGAATATTACAATGTTTATCTTCCTGGTATTATGGCTTCTTATCCTGAGGATCGAACTCTTGAAATTGGTCAAACATCTCATATTGTTTTAATAAATGATAATATAAATAAAATTCCAAGAGATTTAACAGAGGTTGGTCCTGATCAAAAACAATTTAGAAGCTCTGTTCAATTATTTGGTAGAGTTCAAAACATAACAACAGCTACTACGCCTATTTCTGGAAACACTAACACACAGTATTATCCAGGAACTAATTCAGATACTGTTTCAATAATTTCTACTGTTAATGATTTATTTGATTATAATCCTATAAACCCAAATCAACCAAATTATTTTCCTCAGTTTTATTCTTTAGATTCAAATCCTTTAGTAGCTAGAATATCGACAGAAGCTCAAATAGGACAAATAGCAACAACTGGTCAAACATATAACTACATACCAGCCGCTGGTACTATAGTAAACCCTCCTAACACAGATGATGGTACTGGAAATCCTGTTGTTCCACTAGTACCAACAAATCAAATACTTATAACAAACGTAGCTAGCCAAACACCTATTACGCTAAATAGTCTTGTAAATTATTTAGTAACAGGTCAAGGCGTGCCAGAAGGAACGTATGTAAGTGGCAATAATGCAGCAGCCGCAGATGGTAGTGTAAATAATATAACCTTAGTTAACAGCGCTAATGTTTCTGTTTTTGTAAATTTAACAGATGGAATAGAAGTGGTCTTTACACCGGCGTCAGCTACAACAGATTTATTAACACCAGGTATTCAGTATTTAGCTGTTTACGAAACAGAAGCTGTAAAGAGTGCTATTGATATATTTTGGGAATCATCTTCAACTGGTTTAATAGGTGATCTTAACGCAGCTATACTAAACAATCAAGATCAACCTGCTGGGTCAAACATATCTTGGAATCCAAGTGAGTTTAATGAAGGTTTAGCCGCACAAGGCAGCATATTAAACGGTAACGGATTTAACATAGTAGATAATTTTGGACAAACAATAACTATAGATCCATCAACTGACACTGTAGAATTTGGAGCACCTAACAATTTACCTGCAATAACAGATGGCTACGGAAATGACTGTAATGGATCTCCTTCTACAAGCACAACCGAAGTTAGAGATTATTTTAGACTAGTACCGCAATCAAGCACAGGTCCTTGGCAGGTTAGAACAACATCTCAAACAGATGGTTTAGCAGAAAGTGTAAATTATTTTGATAATATTTTTTACATGTATGATGATAACGAAGCTCTAAGGCAGTTTAATTTTAATTTTAAAATAACAGTAGGTGGTCAAGTTAATTACATAACAAATGTTCAAGCTAATCTTCAGAATGTAGCGCCTGAATACTACAAAATAACAGCTAAAAATACTGTTAATGCTGGTGATGTAACATATGGTCCAGGTGGAACTCTTCCACTTCAAGAATTTATACCTGTAAGAACTAGAAAAAATGATGGAGATATCGCGATCATAAACTTTAGTAACGGTTCAGCTAACAAAAATGACTCGCTAAGTAGTGGAGCTTTATCTGTTAAAGATCTACAAATAATTAATTCTTTTGGTGATAATTTTAGCGTTTATGATCAAAGAATAGGTAGTCCAAATGGACAACCAGCTGAGGTGTTATTTATGGGTGATACAGAACCTATATTTGCTATTCAAGAAGAATCTAGTAGTAGTGAAGCAGGGACTCTGCAAGTAAAACTAATAAATCAATTTGCAAATAATGAACAAGCGAACGTGCCCGCCGCTCTTTATTTTGTAACAGTACTTATACAAGATGGTCAAACTACTGTTGAACAAAAGTTTGAAATTGATATGAGACTAGAGCTCAACAACAATAATTTTTTAAATAAATTTCAAAGATCTAAAGACTTTGGTGCAGCCGATGTTCAAGGTCAATTTAACGCAGTACCGGCCCCTGATTCGATTACTAAATATGGGCAATGTGGTACAAACGATTTTTATATTTACGGGGAAAGCAGTAAAGACTGGAAATCTCATAATATGACATTAATAAATATACCTTCAACAACACCGGGTATAGGGAATGATGAAATTGGTTATTATATATATGCCGCTGGATTCTTTAAAAACCACAATCCAGTGTTATCACAAGGTTGCACGGAAGAATATTCTCCTAGCGTAGACTTAGTTACTTACGCTCAAAACGCTAATGAAGTTTTTAACAACACTATAACAATTCCATTTAATACTCCAAATATATGGGGTCACAAGGTTCAAAAACAAAAATCTTTTGTTACAAGTGAAAATTGGCAGCTACCGCCTTATTGTCATGGTAAAGGAAAAGTAGTTGGAACTAACATTAATGTTGATGGTATTACATATAATTATGAAATAGAACCAGTTGGATCAGAAACAACTCAAAATGACATAAGCGCGTGTATGTTGTTTTTTAAAAATTCCTGGAATAATGGAACCGCTGACGCAGGAGAGCATGTTAGGCAAGGAAGAAAAGCTAATACAATAAATACAGGGGATGCTTCTAATAGAATCGCCGCAGCTGTTAATTTAAACAACGGAAACGTAGCTATTAAATTTTCACCAAATACTTATGATAATATCTCTTTACAATTAAATGATCACATATATACATATGGCGGTGGTTTTAATGAGACAACAAGTCCTTGGTTTTTTTCCCCAGGCATAGACTCTGATTCTGTAATGAAAGTGTGGGCGATGTGGATATACAGCGAATGGCTTCCACCGTATTGGGAAAATTCAGATAGAAATTTTTCAAGATGGTCTCCAGCGTGGGAGCCATATACTAGCGCTAACACAACGGGTGAACCCGTACCTAATTTTCCTTTAGTTATAGCTGCGTTTTCTCAAGAAGACTGGATGTCTCAGGTTAATTCTAGTTCTACACAAGAACAATGCGCTTCAGCTCCTATATATGTTAATCAAAACTACGAGGTTACAGAGGCTAACAACTATCTTTATTCAATACAGTAATTTAAATATAAAACAAGTAATAATTAATTATGGCAGGTGCAGTAATAGAAGTAAAATACTTTAATACCTTTTTGCTTAAAAAAGTAAACGATTCATCAAATAAAGTTGTTTGGAACGGTTCTAGAGGTATCCCAAAAGATATTGGAGGTTATCCTGCTATAACTGGATTAAACAATGACGATACTTGGGCTATTGAAGAATCAAGAATTAGAGGTGGGTATAATAATACTTCTGTTGATTTTGGAGCAAAAGCTTACTTAGTTGAAGACGAACCTAACGGCACAAGAAGGTTTAATACTTTAATATACTCTGGAATATTTAATTCAAGAACAGGTATAAACAATACAAATGTTTTTTCTGTAGCAGACGATATAACTAAATCAGCTGATCCAGCTAATGGTTCAATACAAAAACTATACGCTGAGGATACTAATTTAACTATATTTCAAGAGTTAAAATGCTCAAGAGCTTTAATAGATAAAGATGCTATATACTCTGCAGAAGGCGGTGGTGCTGTGACAGCTAGTAATTTAGTTATTGGTGTTATTCAACCAATAGCTGGAAAATATGGCATATCTAAAAATCCAGAAAGTTTTGCTGTTTATGGTAATAGAAAATATTTTTCTGATGAAAACAACAATGTAATACTTAGACTTGCTGGTGGTATAGAAGAAATATCTTCTAATGGCATGAAAGACTTTTTTAGAGACGAGATAAATAAAATAAATTCAGCTGGAGCATTAGGCAATATAATTGGAGCCTATGATATATACGGAAGCGAATATGTTATATCTCTACAAACACCTTCTTCTTTAAGAACTGTTTCTTTTGATCCAACTCAGACTAATAATCCTGATTTATACAAGACTTTAAACTTTGACGAAAGATCTAGAGGTTGGGTTAGCTTTTTTGACTACAAGCCAGATCAAATGTTTAGTTTAAGAAATAATTTTTATTCTGTTAAATCTACGCCAGGGCGTGGAACTGTTGCTAGTAGTGGAACCGGTTTTACTTTTGTTTTAAACAATGTAAGTGGATTTATACAACAACACTCTACTGTAACAGGTACTGGTATTCCTGCTGGAACCACAGTAACTAATTTTGTTTCTGCAACAAATACTGTGACCATCAGCATTGGAGCTACGCTGTCAGCCGGAACAATACTTAGGTTTAGTAGCGTGCCACAGTTATGGAGACATTATGATAGTAGTGTTAATAGAAGTAATTTTTATGGTGTAGATTATCCAAGTACTATTACTTTTATTTTTAATCCAAACGCAACTAATTCTAAAAGTTTTAAAACAATAGGTTACGAAGGAAGTAATGGTTGGCAAGTTAATAGTTTTTCTTCTGATAGCACAGGTGCTAGACTAACAGCAGCTGGCGCTGGTTATAATTCTTCTGAAGATAGTACTAGTAGAAATGTTTCTGGTATTGGTGAAGTAACAACAGTAAGCTATAACGATGGAGAATATATTTTAACCGAAGGTCAAGGTTCTGTTGCTTTAAATACTACAACCACAAACGTAGTTTTAGAATTAAGCACTGTTAATGGATATATAAATGTTGGTGATATTGTTACTGGATCTTCTTTGCAATCGCAGAGAACAGTAGTTTCCTATAATAGCAACACAGGAGCTTTAGTATTAAATCAATTGACTACTTTAAGCGCTGGAGATATTTTGTATTTTAACGGTGTAGCTTATAGAAATAATTACTTATCTGTATTTGGTACTGTAAACCCTCCATTTCCAAAACATTATTCAGGTTTTAATTTAAAAGAGAATAAATACGTTGCTAATTTACTTAACTTTTCTAGTCCTAATAATAAAGAAATTTTATATGGTCAATCTATTAGCGGTGTAAAAGGTTTCTATGCAACAGTAAAAATGTCTACAGATTTAACTACTGATTTTGGAGGTGAAAAAACATTATTTTCTGTTGAGAGTGCATACGACATGAATAACGGATATTAAATTAAATTAAATGAGCAATACCTTAATAAAACAAGAGCAAACATTAGAACAGATAAAACATATAGAGCGTTTTAGAGAGTTAATAATGGACTTTGAAGATAAACTATTAGATTTACCAGATTCTTATGGTGATCCTGAAAAGCCGGGTCAAGATAAAATGGCTAATACAATAAATCCACTTAAGCATACATTTGCAGACGGACTATATATTAGAGAGATATTTATGCCTAAAGGTCAAATAATCTCTACTGGTATACACAAAAAAGAGCACCCGTATTTTGTTTTAAAAGGCGATATATCTGTATTGACAGATAAAGGTATTAAACGCATAAAAGCACCTTTCAACGGAATAACAAAACCAGGAACAAAAAGATTGATATACATGCATGAAGACAGTATTTGGATAACTGTACATGCTACAGATAAGTCTACGCCTGAAGATGTATTAAATGAAGTCGTAGCTAAAGACTTTGATGATCCAGACATTAGCATTGAAAGCATGATAAAAAAATTAAAATTAAAAAATAAATAATATGACTGTAGTAGCAGCCGGCGTTGGCGCGGCAGTAAGTATCGGAGGCGGTATTTTCGGCTCAAGTGCGGCTCGAAGAGCAGCTCGTAGAGCTAGAAGAAAAGCTAGAAAATTAGAAAAAAAATTATCTCAGCTAGAAGCAAATCGCCAAGAAATTATAAATCCCTATGAAGGAGTTACGAGTTTAAGCGCTATGCTTAGTAATCCATTTGAAAAATTAACTGTAGCCACTAAAGCTACTGAAATGCAAATGGAGCAAACTGATATTGCTTTAGCTAATACTTTAGACACTTTAAGAGCCACTGGAGCTTCCGCTGGGGGAGCAACAGCATTAGCGCAAGCTGCTCTTCAAAGCAAAAAAGGTATTGCAGCTGATATAGAAAGACAAGAGTCTAGTAACAACCAGCAGCGATTATCTGGAGAGCAAAGACTTCAAGCTCAAAAAATGGCTGAAGAGCAAAGAATGCAGCAGGCGGATGTTGCTGGAAAACAGTTTGTGTTTTCAAACACAGAAAGAAGAGAACAACAACAGCTTGACAGGGTTTCTAATCAAATATCTGCGCTAAGAGGTCAAGCAGCTGCAGCTCAAAGAGATTCAACAGCAGCCATAACAGGAGCAATAGGTTCTGTCGCTGGTATAGCTGGAGGTTTAGGCGGTAAACTAGGTTAGTAAATAAAAACATAAAATGGAAAACAAAAACACGTTATATAATCTTTCTTTAAAACAAACTAATAAAAGTAATGCTTTAGCTTATGATAAAAACTATGTGGCTTCAAACATTGACACTACGTTTGGTATATTAGACGGAGCTTATGCTAACACAGGTGTTGCATACGCTAAATTTAAAATGGCTGTAGATTCAGGTAAATGTGTTAGTGAAAACTGTGATTATGAACATAAGCAACTTAAAATTCTAGAAGCAGCTCCTAAAAAATCTCTACAGTTTATACAAACACTTGTTGATCAACTAGCTACGACCGACGATACATATTATGATGTTAATAATAACTATGTTTATTTAGTAGCTAATTCTATAATGACAAACAAACCTGGTTTTTCTAAAACAGAAGGATACAATGTTTATTTAAATCTAATTGACGATGGCTCTCAAAGTATAACTTTTGAAGGTCCTCTTTTTCCAACTCCGCTAGTTATAAATAGTAACACTTTATTAGCTTTAATAGGCGCAGGTACAGATCTTGTAGCAACAACTCCAGACATAAATAAAGACATGTTGAAATTGTTAACAGACGTCGGTGTTATGGCGGAAGGAGCAGCAGATGAAGAAGGTAACTTACTACCTGGAGCTACAATAGATGATGAGTTTGTATTGAAAAATTCTGATGGTTCTTATGATTATGAAATAATAGATATAGGAATGGGTAAAGGTAGAAACATACTTAAGTTTGATTTAGATAAAATTAAGAAAAAAGTAAAACCTTTTATAAACGCTGAGGTTGCTGGTCTATTACAGCAAGAACAAGAAGTTGTAGCTGCATGGAATGTGTTTATATCTAAAGGTTCTAGTGTTGAAGAAGATGATCAGATGGCTCAGAACGCTAACGCTGGATCTACTTCTTGGTCTTACGAAAAGCATTTGCCATTAGACCAAAAAAGAAAACAATTATTTGAAGAAAAATACACAGAATATTTTATGAATAATTATTTAAAACAATTTATAACTCAAAAATTACCAACAGTAGAACAAGATGCTGCTGTGTTTGATTTAGAACAAGCAAAACAAGCTAAGTCTGATAAGTTTCTACAAGATAACAAATTAAATTAATTCAAATGACAGTAGGTGAATATGCTAGATCTTTAGTTGATCAAAATTACTCTCAGACAGAAATGTACGATATGGTTTTAGCTTTTAAGGCTAAACAAAAACAAGAGAAGAAAACTGAAGTTGTAGCTGAGCAAGTAAAGAACACCGACTCCACGCCGCAGGATCCGAACGTAGAGTCAACAAACAATACAGGATCCGAATCGGAAAATGGACAATCACAGCCTCAAGAGCTTGAAGTAATTACTGATAAAGAACAAGCTTTAAATGCTAAGCCTGGTCAAGTTTACAGTGATCATGGTTATGAGTACAAGTATGAAGTAAACGAAGAAGGTAAAGGCGATTATTATACTAAAAAACCAGATGACACTGATTGGATTAAAGCTAAAGGAATAGCTCAAGCTTCAATAGCTAGTCAATTTGGTCATAGTGATTTTGACAAAGAAAGTTATTTTAAAGCTAAATATGCTAGACAAGAGCGAGAAGAAGCTCTAAAATTAGCTAATGCCAAACAAATTAAAGAAGCTGAGAGGTTACAAAAAGAAATAGACGAATCAATACCTTTAGTTAATGAAGTTGAATCAGAAATTGACTACGTAAACACTGTGGATAAGTGGAGTCAATTAGAAAATATAAAAGCAGACAAAAATAAAACAAGGAAAAACACTTCAACTGATAGAGAGTTGAAACAGGGCATTGTTAAAGGAGAAGACGTATTAGGTGATGG